CTTCCCGGAATCAGAAATCACTGCTATTAGAATAGCGATGAGACAAAAAAATTACCTTATTGAGAACAATAAATACATATACACTTATGGTTTAAGCGATCTCGATATTAGATATGACAAATTTCTGCCAACTGGTAGAATGATATTTAAATTTGACGCCCCAGAGGGTCAAACTATTAGCTCAATAACTAGTGTAACACCTAAAATATACAATGTTTCCCCATCTTTATTATCTCAAGCATTTAGTCATAGGGTAATCTACAACGATGGGTCAATCTATACCCTAGATAATCCTGGGTCTTCCAACTCAGTTTGGATAGAAGTCACCTTAAATCAGCTTCCAGATGGCACTGCTCCTGTTTTGTCTGATTTAGTCGTGAATTATAACTAAAGATAACAATATTCATAATTACTATATAAGCTTAAGAGCTTATCCAAGGAGACTAAAATGGCTACTTTTTATGTAGGACCTCGTCCTGTACTTAAGGGTCAAAACACTGCTGAAATGGTCAATCCATATACCACGATGACTGGTAAGGCCAAAGGCGCAGGGACCTATTCATATTACCCACTTTATAGCACAAGCCACATTTTAGATGGCGCACCAGACAATGACCATACCCCTGGTACTGGATACCATCCTGGCAACGTGCTGCTTTCACAAATTTTTAATGGCACTAGCCTTTATATTCACCCACTCGCTGGAACATTCCCAGACGGCACTGCAACATATGATGGTGCAAGATTCCGTCCAATGGAGTACAAGGGCTTAGCTGGTGCAGCAGCCTTTCCAAGCGGTTTTGGCCATGCGGACAGAACAAGTGATTATAGCTACAATAACTATATCTTTGATGGTGTTTCATCGGCAAACGTTTTCGCTAACACAGGTCACGCTCCAAGAACTGATGCACAAGGGGCACCAGCTTCATTTGGATCTTTTAGACCAGACGAGTATAATGGTCTTGCTAGTGCAAAAGTTTTTACAGCTGACTACGGTCAGGCAAACGTAACAGGTGATTATGGTAGAGAGAAAGTGCAAGAGTGGTACGGAGTGCCATCTGCAAAAGCTCTCTAATTATTTTAGCTCTCCTGTTAATCTAGAAAAAGATTCTAGGATAACAGGTTTAATTGGATGGGCAGCTTTAGTAGCTTTTGTTGTAGGGTATGATATATTCGCCATTAAAAGCAAAAAAGCAGAAACTCTAACTAGAAGTTTCTGGAGATTGTCAGAAGGTAAAGCTTCTAAGTTTCCGGTAATAGCTGCATGGATGATTGTAACATTTCACCTCATGTTAGAAAAAGATGTTAGAAGAAAGATTACCAAATAGTCTACATACATACGCAATCCGTCATTGCGATGATATAATGTTGTAGGCGGATTAGTAGAAATTCCCGCTCGTATGAGCGGGTTTTTCTCTTTTGTAACTAGTTTTATAGGTTTCAGTAAGTTTAGGTAGAGGTATAAAGGTTATATGTTAATTGAAGATCTGCAAAAGGTTGTTAATGGCGAATCACTACCCACAAACGTTGCGGACATGTACCTTAGGATATATGTTTCAGACATTGACTGGAAGCCACACATTGCAAAATTTTGGGCCAATACAAAAAACAAAATTACAGAGGAAGACTCAGCAAAAGTGCACATGAGAAAATCCATAGCTTGTGCCAGCTTAATTCCTATCTACGATAAAAAAGTAATTCCAGATCCTCCACAAAATCTTTTATTTTGGTGCCCTACTTGGTCTCAATTCAACGAGAGAGACTGGGTTCAGATGTATAAAAAAGTTGTTGAAGACGATATAAAAATCAGAAATAATAGGAAGAAACTATTACAGTACGGTGTTGTAGACTCTATAGATTATTTGCCCTTAACCCGACAGGCTTTTAATTGGCTTTACATGAAAGCAGAGGAAACAAAAGTAGTCGGCTCAAATAAAGAGGACTTAATTAAAAAGTTTGAAAACCTAGTAAAAATATATGGTGGCGCAGTAATATGTAACGTGTTTGCAAAACACGATACGAACATATCAAAGGTTTTAAACTGGAGAAGTGGTTATTTTATTGAGAAAGAAATCTATAAAATATACACACCAGATCAAATAAGTAAGATAAAACAAACGGAAATATCAAAGATAGATCCAAAGTACGTGAAGAAATTAACCAAAAACAAGGAGTCATAATGTCTGCAGAGACAACAACACAAGAGCAAACAACTACAAACTTTAACGCAGCTATAAATAACAGTAAAACTACCAGCATGTTCTCCTTTAGAATAAGTGACGACTTTCTTTCTGGCTATAAAACAAAAACACCTCCTTTTGGCTATAAAGATGCCGGCGGTAACTCTGTAGGTGAAATAACATTTCTTCGCACTTACTCTCGCCTTAAAGAAGATGGCACTAAAGAGACATGGGTTGATGTTTGCGAGCGTGTTATTAACGGCATGTACTCATTGCAAAAAGATCACTGTAAGAGAAACAGACTGCCATGGAACGATGCAAAGGCACAAGCTTCCGCTAAGGAAGCCTTTGATCGTCTTTTTAATCTTAAGTGGACTCCACCAGGTCGTGGACTTTGGGTTATGGGAACTCCTATAGTTAACGTACAAAGAAACTCAGCTGCACTACAGAATTGCGCTTTTGTATCTACTGCTGAGATGAATAAGTTTAATCCCGCAAAACCATTTGCATTCCTTATGGAAGCTTCAATGCTTGGCGTTGGTGTTGGTTTTGACGACAAGGGCGCAGATAAAGATTTTCCAATTTATGAATCTTCAAAAGCAACTGTCACTGAGATCATAGAAGACAGTAGAGAGGGTTGGGTTCAGTCTGTAACCAATCTTATTAACTCATATTTAAAAGCTGATCAAAGCCCAATTCAATTCGACTACTCCTTGGTTCGTCCTGCAGGTACTCCTATTAAAACATTTGGAGGAACAGCATCAGGCCCTGGCCCTTTGATTAAGCTCCATAACGCAATTAACAAGCTGTTCAAAGGAAGAGATGGGGATAAGCTTTCCAGAAAAGACATAGCCGATATTGGCAACTTGATTGGAGTTTGTGTTGTATCTGGAAACGTAAGAAGATCAGCAGAACTTCTTATAGGAAGAATTGATGATCAAGACTTCTTGAATCTTAAGAATTCAGAAGTTTTTCCAGAAAGAAATTCCTATAATTCAGAAAGCCCTGGTTGGGGTTGGATGTCAAATAACTCAGTAGAAGTTTCCGTTGGTCAAGACCTCTCTCCAATTGTAGATGGAATAGCTAGAAATGGCGAACCAGGTGTTATTTGGCTTGACATGTCCAGAAAGTATGGACGCTTAGCAGACGCTCCAAACAATAAAGACTGGCGCGTTGCGGGCTATAACCCATGCGCAGAACAGTCCTTGGAGTCATATGAATGCTGTACGCTTGTTGAAACTTACCTCAACCGTCATGAATCATTAGAAGACTATAAGAGAACTTTAAAGTTTGCTTACTTGTATGCAAAGACGGTAACACTTCTCCCAACTCATTGGGAAGAGACTAATGCAATCATGCAGCGTAATCGTCGCATTGGCACATCAATGTCCGGTGTTGCAAACTTTGCAGACCGTGTAGGCATGCCAGTACTTAGAGACTGGATGGATGAAGGTTATAAGATAGTAAAGAATTATGATACTGTTTACTCAGAGTGGCTTGGTATTCGCGAGTCTATTAAGATGACAACAGTAAAGCCATCTGGTACTGTCTCCATCCTTGCTGGAGAATCACCTGGAGTGCACTGGACTCCTGGTGGAAAATACTTTAATAGAACAATTAGATTTTCTAATACAGAACCAATGTTGGAGCTTTTTAGAATGGCTAACTACATAGTAGAGCCAGCTTCTGAATCGCCAGATACAACCTCTGTTGTTTACTTCCCTATTAAGTCTGACGCAAAAAGATCTGAAAAAGAAGTTACAATCTTTGAAAAGATGGCATTAGCTGCAGCTGCACAAAGATACTGGTCTGACAACTCAGTTTCCGTAACGATATCTTTTAATGCAGAAAAAGAAAAAGACTATGTAGGAACTGTTCTTCATATGTATGATGGTCAGCTAAAAACTGTGTCTTTTCTTCCAGAAGGAAATGCAACATACCCTCAAATGCCATACACTCAAATAACACAAGAAGAGTATGAATCATATACTGGGAAGCTCTTCCCAATTGACTTCTCAGGGGTTTATGCTGGAATGGCGTCTGATGCAATCGGTGAGAACTACTGTACAACTGATGCATGTGAGATTAAGTTCATTAAGGAAAACACTAAGTAAAGATAAAAAATGTCAGAATTTGAAGATGATGATATAGATAAAATCTTTGAAGAGATGATAGGCTCAGATGGCCTTGAAGATATGAAATCTCACGAAGTTGATGCAATTATCAATATAGAAAAGGTTTCTACGGAATCTCTTTTAAAGGAATTAAATTTTATAATTCAATCTTTATCTAGAGCAACAACTCACGTATCAGAGTTGGCAATTAGTTTTATGTCAATAGAAGACTATGCCCTGAATGATGATATAAGAGATTTACTAGGTACAATCTATAAATTAACTGAAGATTTAGATGATTATATGGTAGAATTATTTATTGAAGAATCTGAATTATTAGAAGATGAGAATGAAGAAGATGATGAGTGAAAATAACTTAGTAACAGTATTAAATAATGGTTATGTAAGACTTGTTGACCATATGGGTTCTGATTTATCTGTAGTAAATGCTGCTAGAGCTTCTTTTGCTAAAGAAAGTGAAAAGTTTTCTACCAGCGATGCGAGATTGATAGACTTTCTTGCAAGAGAAAATCACATGTCCCCATTTCGTCACGCGTTTATTACATTTGAATTTAAAGCTCCCTTGATGGTTGCTCGTCAACATTGGAAATATGTTGTTGGCTCTGATCATACTATGGATTCATGGAATGAATCATCTAGAAGATATGTGACTATGGAACCAGAGTTCTATGTACCACGATCTGATCAATGGCGTCTTGCTCCAGAAGATAAAAAGCAAGGCTCCGCTGGATTATGCGATCCATTTACTGGAGCTGCTTTATCTGAGCAGTTAATTAGATACATTGAACAAGGCGAGGCGTATTACAATCTTGCTATGGAATCTGGAATTGCTCCAGAGCAAGCAAGATTATTTTTGCCAGCCTACTCAATGCATGTAGTTTACAGATGGTCTTGCAGTCTTCAATCTGCGTGTTTATTCCTGGTTCAAAGACTAGAACAGCAAGCGCAAGAGGAAATAAGAGATTATGCTGAAGCTGTTCTATATCTAATTAAAGATCTATACCCAGTATCAATTAAAGCTTTAGTTGGCAAGTATTCTTATGCTTAACATTGTTTATATTATATTGTATTCAGTTTTAATTAATTGGATGATAAGCTTATCTATACTGTTTCAAGTATCAGAATCTAAAAATATTAGACTAAGATCTGGTATACTATTATTAATATCGGGAATAATTAGCGGGTATATAATTTACTTATTATGACTTACGGTGACTTAACTAGAAAAGATCTGCAGTATATGCAGATGTGTTATAGTGCGGCAACTATTTTTTCTACGTGTGGAAAAAAGAAATACGCAGCTATATTAGTAGATGAATACGGTCATATTGTTGGCTTTGGCTACAATGGCGGACCAAGTGGTTCTATTCATTGCGAAGATGGTGGATGTCCAAGATTTCAAGACATGTCACCAAGTGGATCCAGCTACGATAATTGTATAGCCATACACGCAGAAGCAAATGCATTTCTACATTCAGATTATAGTTCACAACCTAAAAAACTTTACGTTAATGGACCTCCGTGTTTAGGTTGTGCTAAGCTAATAGCTAATAGTACAATAACAGATGTATACTATGTAACAGATAACGAATACCAAAACTGGGATTCCATTGAAATGTTTTTGAATACCGCAAAAGTAAGAACCCATAGGGTAAAATAATGGCTGCATCAAAAGTTAACTACGTAGTAATTTACGCCGGCCATAGCCAAGTTTACGGCTGCTCTTCAAAAAAAATTGCCCTAGAATCTGCCCCACCAGAAGGGTGCTCACTAGAGGATAAGAGAGTTTTATTTATAACATTTGAACCAGACACTAATCAACTTTCAGTCTATAAGGTTGATGAAGCAGAGGTACTTAATGCAGATATTAAAGAAAAAAAAGAGAAGAAAACAGAAAATGAGTAAAGGGATAAAGAAAAAAGTATCCGTTAAACTAATGCCTGGGCAAGCTATTTTTGCTGCTGACATAGAAGTTCTGCAGCATATCGCTGAAACTTACATGTACCTTAGCCAATCTTCAGAAACAAATGAAGAAAAACAATCTTGGATATCTATATCAGAAGATATAGTAAAATGGATGAATCAAACATATTACACAGGTCAGGACGATGGACAAGAAGAAGAATGGTGAAATTTTAGTTTTTCTTTTAGGCTGTTTTTCTATTGGTTTAATAGCTGGATCATTTACTAAAAACAAATTTAAAAAACACATTGCAAAAAATCAACTAAGCGTAGCGCACTATGTAAACAGACTTTCAGAGTTTGATCTAAGTTCCGATAAAGTTGGTTCTGAATTCTTTTTTGATCTAATGTCAAGTGGTTTTAGTGCACAGTTAGCTTTTGACATAGTGCAAAAAGAATGTATTGAAATGGGAGAAAAATTTAATGATTGATTTATGTGTAGTAAACTATAATACAAGACCACTGTTGCAAAGATTTTTGGACACTCTGCATTCAGATATGTATCGTCCAGATGGCGCGCTCGCAAAGAATTGGAACCTATACATTACGGATAATGAGTCTACTGATGATTTTATTCCATGGCTTAGAGAAAATGAAGAAAAGTATTGGATTAATAGAACCTATCTTAGACAAAATATAGGCTACTCTGCTGCTATAAATAAAATGGCAAATACAAGTGGAGCAGAAATTATAGGAGTTTTAAACGGTGACGTTTGGATGACTAGTCAAGACTGTTTAAATATAGAAAAAATCTTTGCCAATAATCCGAACATACACATCCTTGGTCCAAAGCAAAGAGATGAAAACGGTTACATCACACATGCTGGAATTATCGGGAGCAACACTGCACCAAAACATAGAGGCTGGAGAGAGCACGATCCAGAAGATGTTTTATATAAAGATCAAATTGAATGCGTTACAGTATCTGGATCGGCATATTTTGTAAGAAGAGATGTATGGGAAGATATGACAAACAATCCACAATACAGAGAATTATATCCTGATGCAATAGGAGCTTTTCTTCCTACGCCACATTACTACGAAGAAACTTGGTGTTCCTATTTCGCAAGACACCTAGGCTACAACGTTGTGTATGATGGCTCGGTTTCAATAGGGCACAGCTGGCACGCCTCTACTCCAAAGCCAGGTCAGGGAATAAGTCATGCTGACAGATACTTTCCTATTTCAAGAGAAATATTTAGAAAAGCATGTGATCACATAGGTATAGAAAGAGATTAGAATGAGTGATGAAAAAAACGTATACTACTACAACGCACAAGTTAAAAAAATTATTGACGGCGATACTTTTGATATCGTCATTGATCTGGGCTTTGATACTCTTCGTAAAGGTAGGGTTCGCTTATATGGCGTCAATACTCCAGAAAGCAGAACTTCAAATATAGAAGAAAAAAAACAAGGCTTAGCGGCGAAAGAGTTTACCGATCAATGGATTACAAAAGCAGAACATTGGATAAAAATAGAAACTATTTTAGATAAAAATGAAAAATATGGCAGAATCTTAGCTCGTGTTTGGGACAATAATGGAAACTGTTTAAATACAGACATAGTTGCTGCAGGACTTGCAAGAGAATACTATGGGGTTGGCGACAAAACTTGGACCGAATTTAAGAAAGCTTAATATCAAATGCTTGTCAGCGAGTTAGATATTCCTTTTGTTAAAAATACATATACCAGATTTGAGCAAAGAGAAGAAACATTTTCTTTACGAGAGCAAACTTGGATAGGTAAAAATAATATAGGTTACGTACTCTTTAGACATGAAGATATTAATAATATATTAAAAGATAGTCGCTGGCATACAGCTATAGGATTGCTTGCTGAGCTAAATAACAATCTTCCTGTAGAATTTAAACAGAGAAGAAAAAAGGGTTTAATGGCCCTTAATGGTGAAGCTCATTCTAGATTAAAAAAATTAGTAATGCCAGCTTTTACAGCTAAGCACTCTGATAACCTTAGACCTTTTATGGTTTCATTAATGAGTGAATTAATTGACTCATTAGACGGTAAAAGTACAGTAGATCTACAAAAAGATATCTTTAATTATTATCCAATACCAATTTTGTGTAAGTTATTTGGTATACCAGACGCTGATTGGAAGATGTTTAGCGATTGGTCTCATCTAATGTTTAATATCTTTAATCTAAATGGAGAAATTAATCATGATAAAGTCTCTGTCGCACAAAAAGAATTTGATGAATATACTTCTAATTTAATTAATGAGAAAAGAAAAAATCTAACAGATGATCTTTTATCTAGTTTAATTATTTCAGAAGAAAACGGAGACAAATTGTCTACCGAAGAACTAACAATGTTGATTGAAATCATCATTGCTAGTGGAATAGACACAACTCGTTGTCAGTTAGGTCTTTCTTCTAAAACTATTTTAGAAAATAATTTAGAAAAAAATAATATTAAAGAATCTTTAGATGATGTAATCAGACATGATTCCGTTTTAAGAGGCACAGTTAGAATAGCTTCAGAGGATATTGTTTATAATAATGTTTTATTTCCTAAGGGAACCTTAGTGTATTTAAATGTTGTTTCAGGAAACTTTGATCCAAAAGTTTTTTTTGAACCAAATTTAATTATAGAAAAAAGAAGCGATATAGCTAAAACACTTTCTTTTGGTTCCGGCTTACACTATTGCCTAGGTCACGCTTTGGCAAAAGCAGAAATAGAAGAGGGTTTAAAGGTGTTATTTGGTAGATTAGCTGGTAGAATAACCTCATGGGAAGCAGTAAGCCTTCCTGTTACTTCAGTAATCAACGGATTAGAATCATTAAAGGTTGAATTAAATGCAAACATTTCTACCATATCCTGACTTTATACAATCAGTTAAAGTGTTAGATTATCGTCGGCTAGGAAAGCAAAGAGTAGAAACCTTTCAAGTCCTTAATATTCTTTTAGATAGAACACCTACTAAAGGTTGGCGTAATCATCCAGTTACTCGAATGTGGACAGGTCACGAAGAAGCTTTAAAGCTCTATCAAAACTATACTATTCTAGAATGGATAGATAGAGGTTACAAAAACACAATGAAGTTTGAAACCATTGATCATTCTAGTGTAATTTATCCAACTTGGTTTGGTGACGACAGTTTTCACAAATCACATAGATCTAATTTACTTAGAAAAGATTATGAATATTACTCTCAATACTTTGACGAACCAGCAGATCTAGAGTATCATTGGCCAGTATGAGTATTGCAGTTTACCTAGCTGGAGCTATGGATTATGTTGGTGACTACGCAAAAGGTTGGCGTAAGTCCGCAACGGAAGCTTTAGAGTTTTTGGGTTATAAAGTTTACGATCCAACCTCCATACCCGAAGACCCAAATATGTCACCAGATGAAATTGCACAAAAAAATCTTTTTATGCAGAAGAAATCAGACATTATGCTGGTAGAATACATGCTAGAAGATAGAGCATATATAGGAACCGATTTTGAAATGGCTTGGGCCAAACTTCATTATCAGCCAACTGTAGTAATGTGCTCTAATCAAAATAAAGATCGACCATATATGAAATATATGGCCACAAAGCTTGCAGATAACCTGCAAGATGCTATAGAATATATAGCAGTCCATTATCCAACTAATTAACAAAAGGAATAAAAAATGTCAGAGAACAAGTTTAAGTACTTTACTGTCACCACAACCACATTGGTTAAGGCTAACAGCAAGACCGATGCCCAGAAGCTTGCAATGGGTCGCCGTGGTGTCACCGGTGAAGTAATGTTCAAGGATGTTGAAATTGAGCGAATCTCTGCTGTAGAGGCTCGCGAGCAAATCATCGCCTAATTGTAGTATTGTCCTGTGAAGGGGGGTCCTTAATTGGTCCCCCCTTCATTTTATAGAAAGATAAGCATATGATTTATGCACAAATGGTAGGAAGAAATGAATCTTCCAGATTTCTAGAATCAGTTCTAGAAAGACTATCTACTCAGGTAGATAAAATTATTTTTACTGACGACTGTTCAACAGATAATACTCCAGAAATAGCTGCAAAGTATGCAGAGGTTTTTAGCACGCCAGAGCCAATGTTTACCACTCACGAGGGTCGACTTAGAGCTTTTGCCTGGGGAAATCTAGAGAACTTTGCAAAGCCTGGTGACTGGGTTTTAGCTATAGACTGTGACGAAAAGTTGTATCATGTTGACGACTTGGAGATCAAATCAGTTTTAGCTAAGTCTGAATTTGATGTTGTTAACATCCGTTTTTATCACATGTGGAATGAAACCCATTATCGAGTTGATAAGTTATGGGCACCAAATAATTCATCTAGAATGTTTAGATTTAAAGAAGGAGCTGGATTCCAAAACAAGGCTTTAGCTTGTGGTTCTGAGCCAACTTACGTTCCCCAGTGGGTTCGTCAAAGAAATTACTGGAAGGACTCTGGTCTAGTTATGCAGCATCTTGGTTACGCGTATGATGAGGATAAAAAGTCTAAGTACGAAAGATACTCCACTCTAGACGGTGGACAGTTTCATGCTTTAAATCATATTAATTCTATTATAGATCCTAATCCAGTATTAATTCAATGGGGAAACTTTGGTATTTGAAATGAAAGACAATAGCCTAATACTAGATCCAGTCAAGTCAATTATAGATTTAACCTATAGACTTGAACAGAAGAAGAAGTTTGCCTATGTGAACATATCTCGTTCTGCGCTAAACCTAATGTTACATAATAGCGACAAGAAGCCCCCTAAGTACTTCGTTAAGTCCTTAACAAAGTGCATGACAATTCAAGATCCGAACTTTCTAAAAGCAGTTCCTCTTGAATTTCTTGAGGAAATTGAGTCTGGTAAACTATCGGAGTTTGGCCTACAAAAAGATGGCAATTACTATGATGCTGGAATGTTTGAGCATTTTTTTGCAAACAAAAAAGAAGTAGTAGATATATTTATTAATCATTACATTAGGGAGTCAAAGAATGTCGTTTTATCTTTTCATGATAAAAAAACTGTTCAAAAAGTTTTTGGGCAAAACCAGTATGTAGTTTCTGTTCCGTACAATAACTACTACGATAAGCTTGATTCAATTGTTGCTCAACTTTCAGAGTTTGAAGGTGGAGTAGATAGCTGTATTCTAGATTGCCCAATGCTTGCGACAGCAATAGCTCCAAAACTATGGGAAAATTTAGATATGTCTATTCTTGATTTTGGAAAAATAATTAGTTCAGTTAGATTCCAGGCACTGCAGAACGCAGAAAAAGAAAAAACAGAAGCAGACAACAAAAAGAAGTTTTACAAAAAGCGTAATGAAAAAAGATAATTGGGACGAAGAAGTAGACAACTCAGAATACATGGTTGATCTACTATTTGATACCTCATTAAGCTTAAATGAAATATCTAAAGAAGTTGGATGGCCTTTAGCTAAGGTAAATCAAAAGATTAATCAACTTGGTTTATCTTGGCTAAAGAACTCCAGAAAGAAAATGTCAAGAGGTCAGACTGCACTGACCGCTATTATGCAAAAACTTCTTCCTGGCGAAAAGATTATTAATGAATATGTTCTAGGCGATAAGCTTAGATTAGACGTTTACTGTCCGTCGTATCAAGTGGGTGCAGAGTACCATGGTAGACAGCATTTTTTTTATACTGCAAAGTTTTTTGATTCCAAATATGACTTTGAAGAAGCGCAAAAAAGAGATCAAAAAAAGATAGAACTTTGCAAAGAAATGGGTATAGCCTTGATA